TTAAAAGCTTCTAAACCAGTGGCAATTCCTGTTAGTGCGCTTCCTGCATCCATTACAGATCTAATACCTTCTTCTGTTGCTGTTGACTTAATGCCAAATAAACCACTAAAAAATCCGCCTGATTCAACATCTTGATCAGATCCACCAATTGCAGCAAAAGCTTCAGACACAAATCCAATAACCTTTGCTATATCTTTTGATAATCCTATAAAATCAATTTTTGATTTTACTAATTTTTGAAATACTGTTAAACCTGTTGCTATGCTAGTTAATGCTTTACCTGCCCCCATAACAGAATCAACACCTCTCTTGGTTGCATTAGGACTGAATGTATTTCCAAATACTGCACCAAACAGTCCACCTGGGCTTGCAGGTTCGCCACCTGCTTGTGCAAATGCTGATGTTATACCAGATAAAGTTCCAGCTAAAGTTAAGCTTTCGCTATCAGACCAATTTAATTTTTGATAATCTTTTAGCCCTGTGGATAGTGCAGTTAATGATTTACCTGCAGCGGCAAAACCAACAGCAGCTGCTGTCATTGCGACCGCATCGGCACCACCGCTTATTGCCCCACCTATACTCTTAAAGATTCCACTTATTACTCCACCTTTATTAGGAGGTCCTAAAAATGCCATCTTTACACCAGCTAATGTTGTTGTTAATTTAAGAGCATCATCTTCAGTAAAGTCAACCTTTTTCATTGCCTTTAAACCTGGTGCTAATGCCATTAAGCCTAAACCTATTGCACCAAATGCAGCAGCACCTGGTATAATAGCTATTGCACCTAAACCTGCTGCTGCAAATACTAAACCTAACGCAGTTAATACACCAGCCTGAACACCAACGCTTTCTAATGTTGCACCTTTAGTAGCTTCAGCAAATGGAGTATACCCCATACCAAATATAATTAACCCAGCGCCCATAAGAACAAGAGAAAGTGCACCTTGCGCTATTAAACTTAAACCAGCGCCTAATAGGGCAGTTACTAAACCCATACCTGCTATGACTGCGAACTGTATGCCAATATCACCAATAGTAGGTGCCGTTGTTGCAATGGCTGCTGCAAATATTGAATAACCTATCCCGAATGCAATTAAACCCAAGCCCATAAGAGCAAGAGATAATGATCCTTTATTAATTTGTTTATTTAGCAACCCGATTAATGCCACTGCGCCACCTATTAAAACTATACTAGCAACCATTCCTATAAGAATAGTAGGCTGTAGCATAATAAAAAATGTAGTTATTGCAAATATAGCTAAACCTATACCAAATGATTTTAAAGAATCCCCAACCCTATCTAGTGCCTTTGCACCTTTCTTTATTTGTTTATCACGCTTACCAAGTAGCATTATAGCACCACCTACTAAAACTAAACTAACAATTAAAAATGGAATTGCAACAATACCAACAATAGCTACTAAACCAGCAAGAGCCAACCCTTTAGCAAATGATAATAGCGAAGTACCCATTAAGTCTAAAGCCTTAGCACCTTTATTGATTGTTTTTGAATCTTCTCCTAAATCGGTAAATGTAGTGTATAAACCGTTTACCGCAACCTTTAATAATTTTACCCCTACTAATCCTATTGGTAAAAGGAGTGTTGCTAATACTAAATTTTTTGCAAATGTGCCAATAGAATCAGCTATTAATTTAAACCCTTCTGCACCTTTCTTTATTTTCTTGCCATTAAACGTATCCATGATATCAAAGAGATCATATAAGGTATCTCTAAACTTTTTAATACCCTTCTTTGGTACTAGCTGAAATAATAACATACCTTTTGCTAACGTTGATGCACCAGCTCCTAATAGTCCTAATGCTTCACCACCCTCTTTAAGTTTTCCTGTTTTTCCACCACCAGCAGCCTTTCCTTTACTACCACTCTCCCCACTAGCAATTTTAGCTAATAATTTATTGCGATTTAGTGCAAGCCTCATCATTATTATATCTGTATTACCATCCAATACACCAGTTTGCGCAGCAACCAATTTATCTAATTTCTGTAGTACAGCATTAGTGCCTTGCGTTTGTGTGCCTATTGCTACAGACAAAGAATCCACAGCTTCCGCCGTAGATTCAGTAGCAGCTTGGATCTTAGTTAACGGATCCATCAAATCTTTTAAAGTTACAGCAGCCATTTAAATTTTATTTTTATAATTTTGGCATGGATATATTAGGCATCTTAGGCATCTTAGGATTTTTCATTTTACTAGATAGCCCATCCATATTGTATTTATCCTGTGTGTCTTTAGTATTTTGTTGTTCTTGTTTATTTCGATCTTTTAACAAATCATTATAGATTTCCAGCGTATACTCATATTCATAGAAAGGAAGCAAATCCAACTCTGATGGTTGGAGATGCAACTTTTCTAATAATAGTACTCTAATTTTAAAGAAGTTCAGAAGAGATATCTGAAATAATGAATAGAGCTTTAATACCGCCGGGAAACGTTAGTGGCACGGTGACCTCCTCACCGCAGCTTTTACATGGAAATACCATCTCCGGTTTAACACCGACTTTCATATCTTCAGCTAATCTGTAGACAATTGTATATTTTGTAGAGTCCCAACCTTGAAAGGATGTTATCTTTGCAAATATATCTTTTTCATTCCATCCTCGCCATTCTCTCTGTAAGTAAGGTAATATAGCCAGTGTAGATTTATCCCACCCTAAGTTTTTTTCTTCTCTATCTCTCACGTAATCAGTTATGGCCCGCATAACACCTATAGTAGGAGGTGCCATTTGTATAACACCATAACTTTTTGTAGATACAGAATAACACCTATCATTTTCATCATAGTATTTTTCAAATTTTTCTACCACAGAATTAAACTGTAAATTAGTAGTTCTTAACTCTATAGATTCTTGAGATTTACAATCTTGAGATTTACAACTCTTTTTACCAACTGGCATCATTAATGTTTGTTCACCAGTCTTAAATGTTAATTCTCTAATTGCTAAAATTAAATAAATACGATCTTCCTCAAGAATATCTTTATAAGAACCTCTTTGCTTTCCATACATTACTTTACAGCATGATACTACTATATTATTTAAACCTTCATCTACTTCTCTAAGATTTTCTTCATCAATAGTTGAAAAGTTTCTAATTTCAGCAACTTTTGCAGGTCTAATATGAATTTCAAAATCATCCCTATAAAATTTACCCTTAGAAGGGAATGTATTAAGATCCAATGTGGTATAACCAACCATTGCATTTATTCTTTTAATCTCAGGATCATCTGAAGTAATTTTACCCATCTGTCGTGCAACATCAACAGTTCCTAAATCTTGTACTACTTTATTTGGAGTTTCTGTTGCTTCAACTGTAATACCTTCGGCTGCTTCAAATTCTTTTTTAATATTATCTTCGTGTTCGTTTGACATTTCTTAATTATTTTTTATTAATTGTTTTTCTGGTCTAGTTTCATCAACAATATGTTCTACTATTAATTGTCTAACATACCTTGAAATGGCCACAGGTTTAATCCTAGTTTCCATTGATTTTTGTATAATAATTGCATTAAGACTATCTTCATCTTCAGGCGTTAATAATACTTGTAATTTTTTGGTAAGTTTTTTCTTTTGAGGAATAAGCTCCTGTACAGTTTCATTAAAACCATATTTAGGATTATCAGATTTAAACTTATTAATCCAATATTCTACTCTTTTTAAAATATCACTTAGTGAATCGTTTTCTTTAAAAACTTCTAAGACTTCTCTGTTAAATGAAGTAGTTCCAAAATCCTTTACGGCACGCTTAATGTATTTACCTGATCCAAAGTTATTAGGGTTATCATTTGCTGAATACCCTACATAAACTTTGTTTGTTTTCTGTTGTTGTAATTTATAGATTATCATTTTCTATATTATATATTTTATATTATATATTAGAGTGAAGGCAAAAAAACTGGGAATACTTTAATATTCCCAGTTTTAATATTTAAAATTTATGATCCTACATTCTCCTCGACCCAGTGATCACAACGATAAGTCATTGTTAATTCTACTGCATCTTGAACTGTGTAATTTAATTCATCAACAAAATCAATTTGTGTTACAGGGAATACATCTTTAAATGTAATCTTTCTATAAATATCTCCTGCTCTGTTATATTGAACTAAAATCATACTTCCTACATAATCTTTCTTTAATCCCATTTCACCAGTTAATGGATCATAGATTAAATTAGTCCAATTACGGAAAGTATTATAGATGTAATTTTCATTTGCATCATTTAAGTTAAGAGTAAAGTTAACTGGTAAATCAACAAACGTCTGCGCCGGCATACCTGCGAAAGATCTATCGGCAAACTTATATTTTTGATTTATAGCATCAATTGATGGATTTAATCCATTTAATCCTCCAATAGATATTACTTGCTCTAGTATCAGACCTGTGTCATCCCCTAATGGCGAAAAAACAGTCAGCTCAAAAAGGTTTGGTTGGATTGGTTCGAACCTTTGGCTACTGGCCCTTGATTGGGTATAATGTGGTAACGGCATAGTTTTATATTTGTTTTTTTATATATTCGTCTTTAGTTGCTTCTTATTGAAAGTTTCCTGTACTTATTGCCCCAGTTCTTAAAATAGTTGTTCTTTGTACAAGAATTTCCATTCCTCTTACTGGTTCAATATATGTATCTAAGATACCTACATTCTGATCAATTACTTCTGGTGTGTTATTTGTTTCATCCATTATATTTCTATAATCATAAACACCATCATCATTTTGAACAGTTGATAAAAAGTTATCAGCTAATGTTTTTATTTCTAATCTTGTTTGAGCCGTATTAAATTCAAATAAGTAGTTTTTAAGAATTGCATCAATACCATCTTGGATATAAATTACAACCTCTCTAACGTTAATTGAACTTAAAGCAGATTTAGGAACCTGTTGTGCAGTTTTATTTGCAAATATAGTTGGTCCTGTTCCACTTTGGAATACTATCGGATTAATTCCGAATGGTTCTAGATAATAACGATCTTCTTGATCTAAGTTTATTTCTAAACCTACAACCCCACTACCGCCTATTACTCCACGTCTTACACCAGCCACGATTGACCACGGTAATGCGTTTTCATATTTAAGTATGTAATTATTAGATACATATGCAGCAGGTGGAACGCTTATGTTCTTACCTAAATCCCTAACAGTCATAAATGGATAATAATATCCTCCCCATGAACCTCCGCTTGTAGCAGAAGGTAATGAGAATCTAACTGTTGGATTCAATGAAAGATCTCCACCTTCAGATATAAACTTAGATGATAAACCACCTGTTAGATCTGTAAAGCTTGGATCAGTATTTTTCTTAAAGTCTTTAGCCGATGGTGCGTTAACTATTGCAAAAGCATTTTTTCTACTTGCACATAAATTAGTATAAATAGCTTTACAGTTTGCTTCAATTCCATTTCCAAAAGTATCTACTAAATAACGGAAGTTAATGGTTTCTTTATCGGTTAGTGCTTTATATAAATTAGTACCACCTAAAATTGGTGATAAACATTCATTCTGTCTTTGGTTTGTTCCATTCGGTACATGTTTAGTAGCATCTAATTTAAATCCTGGTAAAAGGAATACATTAAGATAATCAATCCATGAATCAATTGGGTAATATAACTCTACCTTTCTTTGTGCTGGGTTTGTTAATATTTCAACATCAATTTCAGATTGGCAACTAACCAATAATGCAGTTTGACCTGCACCTATAATTGGATATTGCGAAGGCGTTACACCACCTACAACAGAATTAATTCTTGTTAACCTTGATGGTGCACCTGCAGACGTTCCGTTTACATGTACAAAATAGTTTCCTACTATTACATCAGCAACTTCTGGTGTTACAGCTATATCAGCGTTTATTAAAATTTGGTTAGGCAATAAAGTTGGTTCATTTAATGAATCACCTATAATGTCAATTCCTAAGTTAAGAGCGCCTTTTAAAGTTTGTACACCTAAATCAGCAGCTGGTAACAAAGTAGTACCATCAGATTTTACAAAAAATCCAGTACCATCTAAAGTAAATTGACTATGTGGTGTTATATTTGCATAACTATCTTCAGTGTAAGGTGTAATTCTAACAGCTGGCATAAAATAATCAGGATCTGATATTGCAATTGTATTTACTGTAGTTGTTGGTCCGCCTGTATGAATAAATCCATAATTGATAGCGTTCATTACTAAATATGAAGTATAGTCTTGTCCATTTATTCTATAAACTGCTTCATCACCATCAGTTAATACACCGCTTGCAAATTGAGTTTGAACAGATGATCCATAAGAACCTATAATTCCACTTGTTGGTGTAGCTAATGAAAATTCATCAGATACAAAATTAAAGTCTGCTTCATTAATATAAGTATAACTCGCAGCAGCACCTGTTGGCCAATCACCTAACACAGTTAATCCTGCATCTGATAATAATATAGTTACAGTATTACCTATTACTTGTACCGATATTACTGGTACATATTCTCCAGTTACAGGATTAAGTAAAAATGATCCTACTACTGTTGCAGTGTTTGCAGTCATAGTACTGAATGCAGTCCATATAGCATCTTTAACGGCATTTGTGTTTGATATTTGTATTTGTATATCATTTCCACTAGTTGGAACTTCTGTAGTAATTGTACTTGTAGAATTTATAACTACCGTACCAGCTTCAAACGTTCTTGGAAAAGATAAATCAGAAACTATCGATCCACTATAAGATAAAAAGTTAACATCATCCTGGCTACCGAATGCAGTAGCTGCTTCAAGATTATGTCCTACCATATCAATTCCACCAGGAACTCCATCTATTAACGTATCACCGTCAAATAAGTTTTCATTTACAGTAACAAATAATCCAGTAGATGCAGTATCAGCATTAACTAATTTTTCTACGAAAAGATTGTTACCTAATAAATCTACAAAGTCAGGAAGTAAACAAGCAGTATATGTTGCTCTTAGGTTAACTTCAGTTTCATTAAAGAATTCTTGTAATTTAGTATCAGTATTATCAGAAGAAAAAACCTTTCTTTTTAATCCTTGTGTTGAATCAAAATATTGTTGGAAAGTTGGATCTGCTGCAAACCTTTCATAAGGAGTAACAGAACTAAAGTCTCCACCAAAGTTTCCTTCTAATACAAAAACATCTACAAAAAAGTCAGATATTAAACTATCTTTATCTAAATAACCTGGTACATTAGCTGCACCATACCATTCCTCTACCGTTACGGCATATTGTAAAACATTTGTTGGTGCAGATTTTTTAACTATTACTGAAATAGGATTCTGTCCTAAATTAGTAACATCTAATAAATCATTAACTGTTGTTGAGCTTAATGTATCTTGATCAGCTCCAACGTTAGTTAAAAAATCATCAGTTGATGGAAACCAAAACTTATCTCTGTTATAAAATTTTTGGTATTCATAATCTACCCCTGCATTTGCTTGAGTTTCTGGTGTTGCTGCTGTTGCAAATCTAACAGCATTAACTTTGTCATTTTTATCTAAGTTAAGTAAATTTAAAGCAAGAATAGGTCCTCTTTCCAATGCTGCTAAACAACTTCTGTGGAAAAAAGAATCTTTTCTTTCTAAGTTTCTGTCGATATCTCCGTACACTTGCTTAAAAAAAGCAGTATCAGGAATAAATACAGGTGTATTGAATGGGCCTGTCTTAGAAAAACCGACTACCAGTCGTGTTTGATTAGCAGGAATACTTACTACTTGACTTTTGTCAAATTCGAAACGATATGTACCTGCAGCTTTAAGAGAAGCGATTTTTGGATCTAGTGCCATCTTGTATTATATTTTTTTTGTTTATTAGTTTTTTTATATATCTACCAAGTATCTACTTTTTATACTAAGTCATAGATATCAAAATTTAGATTACCACCTTTAGAATCTTTTTCTAAAATTTCTTCTATTTGATTTTGTATAGAAGGATCTGTTACATCATATATTTCTTCGACAAAATCAGAAAAATCTAAAGTAGTAAAGAATTCAGAACTATTTATACAAGTCATAATTAAATCATCATTACCTAATTGACCTGCATATGATCCATTAGGAAGTTTACCAAACGTAGAAGATTCTTTAACAGTATCTCTATCAAAAATTTGAATTTTATTTTGAGAAATATATTTTTTAAAATTTTGACAAAAGATAGGTTTATTATCTTTCTTTACTTTAAGACCAAATGATTTTGTTTTTGCATCAACCCTATGTTTAAATTTAACAACACTTTCTTCATCAAAATCATTCCTCTGAGGAAATACAGTTTCCATTCTTTTTATTAATTCTCCACCGAACATATTCCATTCTATAATAAGTTTTACATTTTCGGAATAAAATAAATCAAATGCTAAAATGTAAAGTGTTTTTGCAAATTCTTCAATAGTATGCTCATTACTTCTAAATCTTGCAACTTGCCTAATTCCAAAAAAGTCAACAAAGCTACCGGGTGTTGTTACGGATTTCCAATCACTCTTATCTAGCATCTTTACTTGAAATATATTAATAACTGAATAATCTCCACCGGTACCTTCTGCAATATCTACAGAAAATACCCAGTAGTTATAATCTTCTTCTATTTCATCTAAATTAAATCCAGGTTGCCATAGCATACCAGTGTAATCAATTTCAGCATCATCAAATTCTGGTATTTCTTGGTGCTCAAATTCTACTTGATTTTCTGTAAGTTTTTTTAAGCTTGAAGGATTTAATAATAATGAAGATCCTGCTATAAATTGATTTCCATATTGCCTATTGAATGCTTCATCACTACCTAAGTTAGCAACCTCTTGTCTCATCCACGCGTCATCTCTTCCTGGAACATCCCACCAATCAACTCGGAATGGTATATATTCACTTAATCCTTTATCAGCGGCAGTATATATGTCATAGAACTTATTGAATCCATTGGGTGTGCTAGTTATTATAACTTTAGAATTAGCAGAAGCTGATACTGTTGGATAAACATTTTCATAAAAAGTATTTACAAAGTTTGCAGGTATATGAGCAAACTCATCCATAAATAATAAATGAATAGTAAATCCAATTGCTGCTTTCTTTGTAGTAGTCTGACCTATTATTCTACATCCGTTATCAAACTTTGAATTAAATACATCCCATTTAAGAGTACCGGGCTTAATAAAGAAGGGTAGATGTTCTAATATAGTTTTACCTTTATCAATGATTTCTCTTGTTGTAGCACCCTTATTTGAAAGTATTAGAGAATTTTTGTCAAAATTAAATACAGAATACCATGCAATAAAGATTGAAGAACATATTGTTTTACCAACTTGCCTACTTGCTAAACAAATATTAAATCTCTCTGCTTGAAATTGCCTTAACATTTCTTCTTGATAAGGTCTTAAATTAATTGTCTGCAAACCTTCATCAGTCATTACAGTACAATAAGTATTAGCAAAGTATACAATATCTTTTGCACACTTTTTAATTTCTCTTATTTCCTCATCAGAATAACTAAATACAATATTACCTTTTCTTAAATTAGGATTACCTTCATAAAAAGGAGTTGATTTTGGTTTATACCCCTCATCAATAGCCAGCATTAATTGTTCCACTTTCTTAGAAGTCCATGAAAATTGTTCTTGGCCTTTAGATATCTTTAATTCAAAGCCTGCTGATTCTGCTTGTGGTTTAGCCATTGTCTTATGTTAGAATAGCAATAAGATCTGTGATATGAATTAGTTCATGTTCAACATTATCTAATCTCACCATAGTTCCCTTGCCCATATTTTTTAATACAACATCACCTTCTTTTAAATCTTTATTGTCACCTGGATTAATAATCTTTACTTTACGATTATATTTTTCAGTTGACATAATAATACCACTGGCTGTTGTTCTCTCTTGCTGCTCAATTTCTTGAACTAACAAATAATTATTTTTCATCTGCATCAACATCTTCTATATCTTCTTCTTTAATTGTGTCTTGTAAAGCTCTCATTAAATCTTTTGTCCCTCGAGATTTAATACCACTTTGTTTATTGGATGATGACGAACTTTCGGTGTTATGGTAAACGTCTACGTCACGTGATATCTTTTTGGCATTTTCCTCGATTGCCACCATATACATTGTTTGGCTTTTAATAATATCTAATAAAGTTCTTTGCAAATCGCTAAGTACCTCAAACATTCTTGGTGATACATCACCTTCATGTATAGTTTCCATTAATAAGGTAATAGCAGTTTCACTATTTTGCATTTGTCTTATTAGCATAGATAACGCAGATTCGTCTAACTGTGCTTTAGCCCTGATGTATTCATGCTCTGCAATAATTTCTTCACTTAAATAAAAAGTTAACAAACTATTCATTACCTTTTCGGCTTTGTTTTTAGCTCTAACTAATTGTGCGCCCTGTCCGCTATCAGAACTAACAGGTTGTAATTCTACTTGATTTTCACCTAAGCCTTCTACTTCATCTGGTAAATCATTTAAGAGATCTCCTAGGCTATCACGAAATTTTCCTTTCGACGAGTCTTTCATTTATATCTAAATTTATAATATATATTCCAAGTTACCTTGGGTTAGTAACAGTTGGCAGTAGTAATTCAGGTGAAGCATTATCTAATAATAAAGCTAGGTGTGAATCTTTAACTACATATTGACTTAAAATTAATTCTTGTAATTCTTCTTCTATAGGTTCACTCCATATTCTTATATTAGTTAAATCAGTTTGACACCCCAATAGTTTCCATGCATAACCTTCAGGTATGCTAATTGCAGGAATTGTTTGTGTATTAGTATATATGTTTTTTAAATCAGCAGTTCTATCTGGATTTAATGCCCCTGTTAATTCTACAGTATTATATAAAAATAATGATAATTGTTTGGCTAGGTTATTTAAATTAATTGTTGCAGCATACCACTCACCCTTTGTAAGTACTACTGAACTCTTTGATAAATCATACTTGTAATAAGTATCATTAAATTTAATTATAAACCAGTTTGCAGTATAAGTTAATTGAACAAAACTTAATGTTGGTACAACATCAGTATCATATGAAATAAATGTATTACTTACTTCCTTATTAAATTTTGCATTATTAGTTATAGTTCCATCAATATAATCAACATCTAATGTAATTGTGTTTGTGGCAAAGTCAACTGTCTTAATCGGTTGTATTCCATTATATGAAGAAGTTCCTCTTATTGAGATCCAGTCACCAGACTTTAATGTTAATGCACCCTGTGGGCCTGTTGTAGTTATCATAGCCTCACC